CTACACGACGCTCTTCCGATCTACCGACGATTCCCGGTCCGGTCCCAGAATGCAGGCAGATTTTTCTCCTTTTCCAAAATAAAAACGGCTGTTCTCCGGCTGTAATGGTACTTCTTTTCTCAATTTTCTCTTCACTCCTGTCGTAACGCATCAATTTCCGTTATTTATGACAGATTAACGCCTTTCCCTCATTTTGTCAATTTGATTTCCTCTTTACAATTCATTATCTGCGTGATAGAATAGCCGTAGTTTTATAAGGAGGACTAATATTGGATATCAATTACGAACTATATAAAGTATTTTATCATGTGGCAAACACCTTAAGCTTCTCGGAAGCCTCCAAGCAGCTGTTCATTTCCCAGTCCGCGGTCAGCCAGTCCATTAAGGTACTGGAAAAGAAGTTAAACCAGCCTCTTTTCATCCGCAGCACCAAACGGGTCCAGCTGACACCGGAGGGCGAGATCCTGTTAAAGCATATTGAACCGGCCATGAACCTGATTCGTCAGGGCGAGAACCAGCTTTTGGAAGCCAACACCTTAAACGGCGGTCAGCTGCGCATTGGTGCCAGCGATACCATCTGCCGATATTATCTGGTTTCTTATCTGAAAGATTTCCACCGGCGTTATCCGAATGTGCATATTAAGGTTACCAACCAGACATCCATTGCCTGCGCGAAGCTGCTGGAATCCGGTCAGGTGGATTTTGCCATCACCAACTATCCGAACTCTGGTCTTTCCAACACCCAGAATGTGCGGATCATCCGGGAATTCAAGGACGTATTCGTGGCCAATGACGAATACAAAGAACTGAAGGACAAAACCGTCAGCTTAAAAGACTTAAAGCAGTTCCCGATCCTGATGCTGGATCGCAAGAGCACCACCAGTGAGTTTCTGCACAGCATGTTCCAGCGCCATCAGCTGGACCTGGTGCCGGAAATCGAGCTTTCCAGCAATGACCTCTTAATTGACCTGGCCCGCATTGGCCTAGGCGTTGCCTTCGTCCCGGATTACTGCATTCCGGAAAATGAACGCAGCCTCTTTAAGGTTCAGATTGAAGAAGAACTTCCTATCCGTCAGATCGTGGTAGCAAGCAATGACAGCCTTCCGATTTCCCAGGCTGCCAAGCAGTTTATGGAGATGCTGTAACGCATCTCCTTTTTTATCTCAAACTTCCGCTTTTTCCTGTCCGGACATGGGTTCTCCCCCGCTTCTATCGGTCTGTTGCTTCTCCCAGAAATGTTTCAGCCACCCGCCCACGGTTTCCCGGGTCACCAGGCCATATTCGGTCCACTCCCGCGGGAACAGTTCCTGGATTTCCGGCCGCAAGAACCGGTCATCTAAAAGCAGGATCACGCCCCGGTCCTCGGCCGTGCGGATAACCCGGCCTGCTGCCTGCAGCACCTTGTTCATGCCCGGATACTGATAGGCATAGTCGTAGCTATTTTCTCCCTGCTCCGCAAAATACTGCATCAGGATTTCCTGCTCACTGCACACCATGGGAAGTCCGGTTCCCACAATGATCGTTCCTTCCAGGCGTTCTGCCTTCAGATCGATTCCCTCGGAGAAAATTCCACCCAGCACACAGAGCCCAACAAAGGACTGCTCCCGCTTTTCTTCAAACAGTTCCAGAAAGCTTTCCCGTTCTTCTTCTGTCATGCGGTTTGTCTGCATCTGCCAGCGAAAACTCCCGTCATACCGCTCATCTAAAATCTGCTCCACCGCCTCCATATAACGATAAGAAGGAAAAAACACCATATAATTTCCCACATGGCTGTGGGCCAGCTCCGTGATATAATCCGCCACCTTGCCAAATTCCGTGCGATTTCTGCGGGTGTAGCGGCTGCTGACATCCCGCCCCACCAGGATCAGCCTGTTTTCCACGTCAAAGGGAGAATTCGCGTATACTGCAAAATCCTCCGTCTTTCCGCTGACAAGCTTCTTATAATATACGACCGGAATCATGGTAGCAGAAAAGAAAATACCAGCCGTTCCCTTCTCCAGGCAGGCGTTTAAGCACCGGGACGGATCTATGCAGAACAGATACAGCCGGAAGTTTCCATCCTCCCCCAGTTCTGTGTAGATCCGGTAATGGTCATCCAGCCCGTCATACATATTCAGGAAATGCCGCAGGTCAAAGTAAAACTGCAGCACCAGTTCCCGGTCCGGAAATTCTTTTTCTTCCTCCAGAAACGGTTCAAACTCTCCCATCACGGCCAGCAGATTCGATACCAGAAGGTTCACATCCGGCAATATGCGGTACTCTGCAGACTCCCGTTTCAGTTCCAGCAGATTCCGGTTGCAGCGCTCCAGTTCCCGCTCGAGTTTCCTGGATTGCCCCTTGATCAGTTTTTTCACCAGCAGAATATCTTCCTTTACCAGACAGGCGCTGAACATCTCCCTCGCCCGGCTCACCAGATTGTGGGCCTCATCCACCAGAAACAGATAATCTCCCTGGTTGCCCTCCGCAAAATACCGTTTCAGCCTTGCATTTGGGTCAAACACATAATTGTAATCGCAGATAATGCCATCCGCCCAGCTGCTGATGTCCAGACAGAACTCAAAGGGGCAGACCCGATACCGGTCCGCATAATCCAGAATGATCTCCCGGGTAATGCTCTGCTGCTCATGAATGATATCAAACACGGCGTCATTCACCCGGTCAAAATGTCCCTTCGCATAGGGACAGGCATCGGGATTGCACTCGGTCTTTTCCAGCGGGCAGAGCTTTTCCTTTGCCGTGATGGTCACCGTAGTAAACAGCATGCCACGCTCCCGAAGCAGCGCAAAGCAGTTTTCCGCCACACTCCGGGTAATGGTTTTTGCCGTTAAGTAAAACAGCTTCTCCCCGTTTCCATTGCCCATGGATTTTAAGGACGGGTACACGACCGAAAGTGTCTTGCCAATTCCCGTTGGGGCCTGAATAAACAAATTACGCTTTCTGGCCAGCGCCCGGTACACCGACACCGCCAGCTCCCTCTGACCGGCCCGGTACGCATATGGAAATTCCAGCTCCCGTAAAGATTCATCCCGCCGCAGGGTATGGCGGTACAGATATTCCGCCCATTTCACATATTCATGGATCAGCCCCGCAAACCAGGTTTCCAGTTCCTCCCGGGTCTTATCCTGCTTCAGGCGGCGGATTTCCTCCGTTTCCAGATTGCAGTAGGTAATCTGGATGGTAATGGTATTCACGTTTTCATGGTCACAGCAGTACATATAGCCATAGCAGAGGGCCTGGGCCAGATGGACCGGAAGCGGCTCCTCCATCTGATGAATATCCATGTAAACGCATTTGATCTCATCGATCGTGACGCCGGAGACCGTCTCAATCACACCGTCCGCCCGGCCCTCCACCAGAATCTGATATTCTTCCTGCTCCACTCTGTGCTTCATCGAGACTTCCGCATGATAATCCGCGCCCTGACGCTTCTGGATTTTCCGGTGCATGCGGCTGCCCGCCTGCATGGCATCCTTCTCTGCTGCGGAGGTTCTTCTATTATCAATATCCCCGCCCCGCATGACAAACTCTACCAGATTACGCACGGAAATACGGATGATACCCCGGTCAGCGCCCATGAAGCTTCCTCCTTTCTGAAATGTCGGTTACGAATATACGAAAAAAGCGATAAGATCTTTCGACCTTACCGCTTTTCACTTAGCAGGGGATGAGGGGCTCGAACCCCCATCGACGGTTTTGGAGACCATTTTGAATAGCCAATTTTCGTTGTATTTAAGCCATGTGTAGAAAATCAGTGACAAAATCAGTGACACTTTGAGCGATAGAATCTGAGTGGCCTTATTACACTCCATATTCCTTAAACAAATATGTTCGCTCCCAATTTTTAAATGCATCTTCTGGAATATAATATTGCTTTCCAATTTTTATTTTAGGGAACGACTTCTTCCTTATAATAGCATATGCTTTATGGTCACTGCAACCTAGAATTTCTTTTACATCTTTTACCTTTAAATATTTGTCCATTTATTCCATATCTTTCCTATTTCTTAAATTATATGCCAAAAGGAACACCTGTCTTAACGATAGATGTTCCTATTTTTTTTACGCTAGAATTCTAATAACAATAATAGTGCCACTTTGTTTTCAGATAAACTTTACCTTGCTTACCGCCGCTCTGATACAGAACATACTCTGGTAATACACTACCATTCTCTAATAACCATTTGGCATTAGCCCAGTTTCTCTCGGTCGGCTGCCGGTGATAATTTCCATCCCTGGTACAAGAATACTGCCCTCTCTGAAATACAACTCCTTTGAGAGTGTCTGGAAATTCAGAACTAGCAATACGATTTAATGCTACGCTGCCGACATATTTCTGTTCTTCATCAGAGTAAGATTGGCACTCTCCGGCAAGAAGATGCGCCATGATATCCAAATCTTCCTGAGAATATGTAGGTACTTCAATCGGCTCATATGAGAACCAATCAGAGCGCATGTATGCAAAACCATCACAGGTTGTAATCATTGCCCAGCCGTCAATCTCTAAGATGACCTCGAACTCGGTATTAATGATACTCGTGTCAAGAATAGGAGCGTTCTCCGACGGATATTCTCTGATGTTTACTTCTGTGGTGGTATAACGGATCTCACTATCACATACATAAGGCATAGCAGCTTCAAATTTTGTTAATAGTTCCTGGTCGTTTTGATTTAAGTTAGTGTCTGCCTGCCCGAAGACAGGCGTGACAAACAATGCAGACATCGCAAAAGCGACAAATAGTCTCTTCATAAAATCCTCCTTAGTTTGGTTATTTTGGAGGATCACCGGTAATCCATTCTATATAAACGTGCGTCCACGGTTATATCTGTTTATTCTCTATTTTGTATAAAAAGTTTCTCTACAGATTTACTTTTATCTGCTGCTTTAATGCTTCTACTAACCTCTTGTTCCCAGATGCACTTAAAATCATCTGGTGCATATTGTTCACTAATTAAGACGATATTTGTTCGTGACCATGTTCTCATTGTGTCCCAAAAATCATCATAATCAAATGTAGTTGCGTTGGCGTACTGTTTTGTATTGGCGTACGGTGGATCGCAATATATAAGACAATTCGCAGGCACTATACGTTTATAATCATAAGCCGTAAACACAATTTTTTGTAAATTTGGAGCCTGAGCAAGTAGATTCGCCTTTGCTTCTTGATAGTAATCTCTGTATCTTTCACCGCGCTTTGTCTTTTCATATCCAGGTTTCGCATACCCACCATCAAACCATCTTCCATTATAAGAAGCAATAAACCCAATATTACCGATTTGCCAATCTTCGAAATTAGATGTATTGCCTGAATTGAAAGCTATTCTGGCTTTATCATATAATTCTTTCGTTACAGAATCATATAACGGTTTATTATCTTGCACATGTTTCAGTAAAGCAATAAGATATTTGTTCTTGTCGTTGCCAATTTTGTTTTTGCATTGAATTTTATCAATGATATTTGCTCCGCCAACAAACGGTTCATAATATGTATCAATGTTATTTTCATCAATATATTTCTGGATAATTGGAACGATATATTTCGCAATACGCGATTTCGAACCCATGTATTTCAATATAAATTACTCGGAGTAAGGAATTCCTTCTTGTGTACACGAACCTCGCTCTCCTTTCGTTTATTTTTAACCTAATGAAAGGTTTGTTTAATCTTCCGAATGTAATAGTTTGAATGCAGTTATTTCTAATTCATCTTTTAATTTCTTACATTTGTCTAGCGTAGTAGAATATCCACAATTAGGACATCTGATACTGCAATCTGCTGCGGTGTAATGTATTGTTTTTGGAATAGTTAGGTCACTAGATGTAAAAATAAAAGCAGAATCACATACTGAACAAACACATCCATATTTTAATTCCGACCTCTCCAAATGTTTATCTCTGACGCGAATTAGTTCCATGTATTTGTTCTCCTTTACTGTTGTGCTCCGTTCCCGCACATCATGAATTTGATAAACTGTTCCTTATCAGAATCATTGTCTACCTGTAGTGAAAGTTCCTTAATGTAATCAGAAGAAAATATCTTTGCCATGGCTAAATACTGGCAGAGTTTTGATTTCAGATTGAGCTTATCACCCTCTGTAGAAACAAGGTAGACACCTCCATCGCAGGAATCTACGAGGTTGAAAAATGTGTCAATGTCAGTGATGTTATATAGTTTCATTTAGTTATTATTCTCCTTTAAATAGGACTTTAAAAATTCCAAAAGTTTCTTGCGATCCGATGTATCTTTTACGACTAAACTTATATTCTCCCAATGATTGTCGAATGCTCCTGCAAAATTGAAATATGCAAAACCGATGATGTTCATTGGCACCATATAGTTATCAGTGAATACAAAAATTGGTGAATATGAAAGGTTGTTTTTAATGAAGTCAATCAGATCATTAGCGTTGATTTGGTTGTAAGCATCGAGAGAAATGGTTGTTCTAAAAAGACGAAAATCCATATGAATATTCTCCTTAATTTTTGCCAGTAGAACCGAATCCACCAGTTCCTCTTTCAGTCTCAAAAAGTTCAGAAACGACCTCGAATTCAAGCGGTAAATACGGTAAAACTACGAGCTGTGCAATGCGATCCTGTGGATTAATCGTGTATGGAATATCAAAATCGTTGTGTAGTGCAACAATATATTCTCCCATATAATCTTCGTCACAAACACCTACGCAATTTGATGGTCGGCATCCATTCTTAGTTGCTAATCCACTACGAGCAAAGATGGCTCCGAAGTATCCTTTCGGCAATTCCATTGCGAGTCCTGTACCGATTTTTGCGGTGGTATGTGGTGCAATAGTAACTGGCTGTTCAATGGCAGCATACAGATCATATCCGGCTGAATAAGCACTGCCATGGCTAGGAATTTTTGCAAGGTCATTTAATTTTTTGATGTTAATCTTCATTGGTTTTGTTCTCCTTTTAATCGCAATACAGTACAATTTTGTCCTCGTACAAACTCTTTTGTACATCAATGACTCTCTGATTTTTTGAACCCCTGAATAGTAATGAAGGATCTTTTAATGAATCCATAAATTGGCCGTCAACAACAATATCGGCAATGGTCAATATTGCATATCTGAAGAATGATAGTGGTATTTTACTTGGTGTATCTGGTGAAAATAGTTTTGTAGCTTCCTGAAAGTCAGTAGCAATATCTTCCACTAAATATCCTGTATAAATCCATATCTTCTTAGTTGGAAAATTGTTCTTGATTCTTCGTAAAAGACCATAGATTACTTCAACATTCTCATCAGCCAATGGTTCTCCGCCAAGAATAGAAACTCGTTTTATATATGGTCGGTTAATCAGTTCCATAAATTTATTCTCTGTTTCTTCTGTCCATTTCTTTCCACCATTAAAATCCCAGGCATCAGAATTGAAACAGTTATAACAGTGAAAATGGCAGCCCTGAACGAACAGCGAGACACCTACGTTCTCGCCATTCGAAATATCAAGGCTTCGCATACTTGCATACCTCATTTAATTAGTTCTCCTCTTCGATATCATCAAGATGCGGAACACGGTCGTGGATATCACCAAGTCGTCCCTGATTCCATCCATTACGAGCCGTTCCCTTATAACCACAGGTTCTTCTCGTAATATCCATTGTTCTTACATCTCTGTTTCCGCAATTAGGACATTCCCAAAGCAACTGATTATTTTCATCAATTAGCTTGATTTCTTTATCCCAACCGCACTTCTGACAATAGTCGCTTTTAGTATTTAATTCAGCGTACATATTTGTGTTATAGATGAATTTAATCACTTCGAGTACAGCCGGAATATTATGCTCCATATTTGGGCATTCGATATAAGAAATCGATCCTCCTGGACTTAATCTCTGGAATTTTGCCTCGATTCTTAATTTTTCAAATGCATCAATATGCTCAAATACTGGAATGTGGTATGAATTTGTGACATATATACGGTCTGTGATTCCTTCGATTACGCCAAAACGTTCTTTGAGTTTCTTTGCAAACTTCTCCGTAGTCGCCTCCAATGGCGTTCCGTAAAGGCTATAATCAATATTTTCTTCTTTTTTCCATTCGGCGCATTTGTTGTTTAATGCCTGCATAACTTGTAAACCGAACTTCTCTCCATCAGACTCATCAGACTGAGAAGAATTGGTCATATATTTAACGCATTCGTATAATCCAGCATAGCCTAAAGATAATGTCGAATATCCTCCAAACAGAAGCTTATCAATTGGTTCACCTTTTTTTAGTCTTGCAAATGCACCATTCTGCCACAAAATCGGAGCAGTATCAGACAGTGTACCTCTTAACCTGGAATGTCTGATTTTTAATGCCTTATGGCACATTTCTGTTCTCTCGTCAAAGATTTTCCAGAATTCATCAATGTTTCCACCGGAAGATAATGCAATGTCTGGTAAGGATACTGTTACAACGCCCGAGTTGAAACGCCCATAAAACTTCGGCTTGCCGTTCTCATCATGCCATACGGTTAAAGCACTTCTACAGCCCATGACCGGATAACAGTTGCCATCTTTCATCTCTTTCATAATCTTTTCAGAAATATAATCTGGTGTTAATCGCTTCATGGAACATTTTGCTGCCAGTTCGGTCAGATACCAATATTTATCACCTTCGTGAATATTATCTTCCTGTAAAACATAAATTACCTTTGGAAAAGCAGGTGTTACATATACACCTTTTTCATTTTTCACTCCTAAGTAACTCTGTTTTAATTCTTCTTCGATTAGCATAGCCAGATCTTCTTTTTCACGCTCATTGTGTGCTTCATTAAGGTACATAAACAATGTGATAAATGGAGCCTGACCATTTGTCGTCATAAGCGTCGTGATCTGATATTGGAGAGTCTGAATACCCTGTTCAATTTCAGCTTTTAAACGTCTCTCTGTAATATAATCAACTGCTTCTGAACTAATTGGATATCCGACTTCTTCATGTTCAGCAATGACTTCTCTCCTGATTTTTTGACGGCTGATATCCACAAACGGAGCTAGATGCGCCAGTGAAATACTTTGCCCGCCATATTGGTTGCTGGCTACCTGTGCCACGATCTGGGTGGTAACAGTGCAAGCTACAACAAAACTATGCGGTTTCTCAATAAGCGTTTCGGAAATTATAGTTCCATTCTGCAACATATCTTCCAAATTGATTAAGCAACAGTTATTCATTTTCTGAATGAGATAATCAAGGTCGTGGACGTGGATTAGACCGTCATCGTGTGCCTGTACAATATCAGGTGGTAGAATATATCTTCTGGAAGCATCTTTACTGACAATTCCAGCAAGATAGTCTCTCTGTGTTGTGTTGAGAACCGGATTCTTATTGGAATTCTCAGTATTCCAATAAACACTTTTTCCACTCAATAGTTCTGTAATTTCATGGTCTATGGTATTTTCATTTTCTCTCTGAAACTCTCTGATACTACGATATCCTTCATATGCCTTTGCAGTTAATCGCTGTTCTTTGGTAATCAGTTTATCGTATACCATAGATTCGATATCAGAAATACTCACTTCGTCCTTGTCGGAACATTCATTCTCAATTTCAGAAGCAATATCCGCTGCAATTTTTCCCTTAACAATTCCACTGCCATTTTTCATAGCTTTTAGAATTGCCTTGTAAATTTTATCCTTATTAAAATCAACTTCTGTGCAATCTCGTTTAATTACCTTTGTCAATCTTCATCCTCCTCGAAATTTACTACTTCGCCGTCGTTTAAAACAGCACACTTACCGCCCTCATACATCATCAGGCAATCAGCAAGAGTAACCTTACCTAAATCAACAATTGTTCCATAGTCAAACATAAGCCATCACCTCCTTAAATATCCATTGCCACCATCTCTGCAAACCAGAACAACATGAGATGAAGCACATTCCTCATAGTTCGGTTCACGTTTGATGTGGTCAATAACATATTCTCTTTCATTAACTCTTACTGTCACAAAAGCATCTTCTGTTTTCTTTAATTCTCTGGTAAGTTCACCGGTTCCGTAAATCAATCAGCATTCACCTTCTTTGCGATAAACTTATCAAGGCATTTTTCAAAGATTCCAATGGTGATTTCATTATCGCTGTGCAGCACACAGTCAATCGTCAGCGGAAATCCTAATGCGCTTACACCAATCATGGATTTACCATCTACACAGATAGATCCTTTTTCTAGGTCTACGTCATCTCTAAAAGTGGTCAAAGTATGCACTAAATCAAGACCCTCTTCTAAATTCTCCAAATACACTTCTTTCTTAAACATTTTTCTATCCCCTCATACTTTCGTTGATTTAATGAATTGTAAGTATAATGAATCACAGGTTGTTTTAACTCGTTTGAACATTGCGCACGAGTTGCCGGAATTCATGACCGTATGTAAACTATCCATTTCGTTTACGGAAAATAGTAGAAATTTTTCCATATCTTCTGTATTCATAGATTTCACAGCGCCAGTTACCATGTCAACGATTCCTTTTTTCACAATGGTCGCCCATTTCGTATATTTTGCAATCTTATCCGGACTCTCCGCATTAGCGCACCGATATGTCCAGCCAACCTGATTCATGGTTTTCTGTAGCAGCTTCCAGACTTCTGCAATGGAATCCACATCCACATGAAAGAGTCGTTTCAGAACTTCGTGCCAGTTGTAGCAGCGTTCGCCATTCCAAGCAGAATTCCACTCTTCCTCGTCTCCAAAGCAAATTTTGAGTGCAGCATTGGAAGTGATCAGATTGTTGGCCTGATCATCAATGAAAACTGCATTATTCATATCGAGATGGGATTTGTCTTTGAACTCTTTCAGATTGATAAGATTAATTTTCTTAATAATGAATGGCAGATGCTTGTGAAGATAAGCTTCTTTCTGCCGAAGATTTGGTGAATAACCGGCTGTGGCTACCTCGATGTCATATTGGATACTTATGATATCTAAAACTTCACGCGCAAACGGCATAAGTTTCAGATTTGCAAAAAATCTAGGTCGATTCCACAGGTGATCAACATATTCTTGACTTGCTAATGCTAATTCCTGGAAATCATATGTATGGATGTCACAACTACGGATTTCTTTGAAGTCGCTGTAAAACTGGAAATCTTCATTGTAACATGCTACCACACTGGCTATAGAATCAGTTATGGTTGAGTCCATATCAACTATTAAACGCTGTTTTTCTATTGGTATCACTTCCTTATAAATTGAATTCTTTCTTCATAAATTTACACATAGTTTCTACTGCTCTTTCAAAACTATCATTGTTTAGCAGATGGTAGTCCCACGGCATATCCTTTTCAAACTGCTTAAACTGAGCATCTTCATCGGCGGTGCGACTATCAAATACTTCTCCGTCACCACGCTTCTTAGCTCGTTCTTTTGCAATCACAGGACTTGTCCGCACATAAACAATGCGAAAATCGAACACATTTCCACATCTTTCTTTCAGAGACTTAATGCCATTCGGATCAATCACATAAGCATCACATTCATCAAGCTGGTCAATGGTGGTGAAATATTTATAACCATTGATTTCGGTATAGGCAGCAAAATCATCTTCGTATTTTGCAACATCGCCTTCTGTGATGAAAATATGATCCTTTGAATCAGTTGCTTCTTTTTCATTTCGTGGTGGTCTGGTCGTATAAGATTTAACCAGTTTTAATCCTAGACGGTCACAGGCCGCACTAGCGATAGATGTTTTACCGCTAGAGCTGCGACCGACAATTAATAACTTTTTGTCCATTGGTACTCCTTAATCGTTTAACATTTTTAGAAAATCTTCCTCACTGATAATAGGAATTTTTAGAGACTGCGCTTTCTTACACTTCTCAGACGAGCTAATTTCGTTGCAGATAAGATAATCAGATTTGGCACTGATAGAGCCAGATACCTTGCCACCATGAGCTTCAATTTCTTTCTTTAAAGCATTTCTGTTGGTAAAACGCTCTACTGATCCTGTGATTACAAAAGTCTTTCCGGCAATGCCATCTGTAATATTTAGTTCTACTGTTTTTGGAATCTCAAAGGTGAACTCCTTTGATAGTTCTAAGATTTCTGAACAATGTTCAATGAAATAGTCGTCTAGTGATTTGATAATAGCGTTTCCAACGCCAGGTAGATGATTAAAATATGCTGCGCCGTATATTGTCATCGTACTCATAAATTCTCCAAAATCATTGTCTACCGCTTTGGAAATCATATCACTGGCGGACTTGCCGACTAACGGAATAGATAATGCATATAAGAATTTTGGCAATGTGATAGTTCTACTCTTCTCAATAGCTGCTAAAATTTTCTCTACGGATTTTTTGCCAAACCCAGAATATGTACTCCATTTTGCAGTATAATCTTTAAGGTGGTATAAATCCTTAAAACAGTTCACCCACTTCCTGTTAAGAAGGAACTGAATTGTTGCTTCAGACAAACCGTCAATGTTGATAGCGTCTCTGCTCACAAAGTGACTGAGTTTACCGAGTAATTTACCGGCGCAATCTGGATTAGCGCAAACAAGAACTTCTGAATCGTTATCTTTGCGGATTTTAGTTTTACCGCCACAAATAGGACATTTATCTGGAATCGTATATGTATTGCTTCTAGTGAGATTGTCTCTTAGCTGAGGGATTATTAAATTGGCCTTGTATACTGTAATCTGATCTTCCAGACCAAGTTCCAACTCTTTCATAATGGAAATATTATGTAAAGAAGCTCTATTAACAGTTGTCCCTTCTAATTCAACAGAATCAAAGATTGCCACCGGAGTAAGCACACCTGTCTTACCCATTGTCCACTCAATATTTCTTAATGTAGTCACCTCATCAGAATTGGCAGCTTTAAATGCAATTCCGTTGCGGAAATGATGAGATGTATTGCCAAGAGATTTACCATAAGCTACATCATCAAATTTGAATACTACACCGTCTTGTGGCAAACTCTTGTCTGCCGCAATTTTCAGCATAAGATTGATAATACCATCAATGTCATCATATTCATCTTTCTCCAACAGACAATGTGGTACAACCTGGAATCCTAAATCTTGTGCTTCATGTAATCTTTCATAGAAATTCTTTGATAGGTTTTCACCATCAATGATTTCCCATGCGTACCAAGTCAATCTTCTCTGCTTGACAACTGAGGTATCTAGGGTGGATAATGTACCTGCTGCCAGGTTACGGCTATTCTTGTATTCACCGGAAGTATTGATAATCGCAAAGTCATCAAGTCTAATAAGTGCCTCACCATCAATCACATAGGTTCCTTTTTTATCTATATGAAGCGGAACTCCGATGAACTGTTTTACGTGTTCGGTAATATCATTGCCCTTAATACCATTACCTCTTGACTCAGCTCTGATCAAGTTGCCATCTTCATAGACTAATCGGCAAGAAAGACCGTCTAATTTAACAGAAGCGATTAAATCTTTGCCGTTGCCGAATTTTCTGACTTCATCGGCGCTATGACACTTCGCAAGTGACAGCATTGGCGTTTTATGTACCACATCTTGTATGTTCTTTAATACAGATACCACTATATGTTGCGTTGGACTGTTGCTTAATGAAATCCCAGTTTCATCTTCCAATTTTTGCAGTTTTTTGAGCTTTAAATCAAACTCTAAATCGCTCATAATCGGATTTCCAGAGTTATAATACGCATCTGATGCAGCATTGAGTTCTTTTACAAGGTAAAACATCTGAGATTTTAAATTTTCGTTCATTATTCACCTACTCTCCTGCGTATTCTCTGAGATAATTCAGTAAAGCGGTTTCTTCCGGCCAGAAAATATCTACGCCTTTTTTATCTGATAACCAATATCTAAAATTATCAATAAACTGCCCGAATCTTAACTCGTGAAAATGCTCCATATGTATTCTTCGAAGTTCTTCATAAAACGAATATAATCTGTTTAGATCACGCATATTAATACCTCTTAATATTCGAGAATATCTTCGAAATCTTTGGAAGAATATCCGGCATATTTTAGATCTTCTACGCACATGAATAAATGCCCAATGATAATTTTGATTGCATCAGAATAGTCTTCCTCATCTTCGTATTCTTCTTCATAATCCTCATCGTATTTAGACATCAGCTTTCTCCTTTCGTGGATCATAACAAATTAGTTCTTTTGCGTACGGCAGCGACTCTACCCACTGAATAAAAGAATCTCTCCACTCGGTAAGTTTATGACCTTTGCGCTGGAAATACATACTTCTCAGGTTCTCGTAATCCATAGTAACTGTTCTGGTCTGTAACCAGGATTCTGGAAGAAAACGGACAAGCTCTTTCCAATATCGCATATCTTTAGTTGCTAGATACTTCTGACGGATATTTTCGAGTACCATGATGATATCTTCTTCAAATACTGCAATCTGGTCAATCTCATTACCTCTTTCTGGATCTTCTGCAAGAGAAAGTGTTCTGTCGTAATCATCTGTTTCAAAACAATCAATCGTAATTGGTGCGGATGCAAGCTTGTGCATAGTAGATGTAGAGTTTGCAGTTGTGCCTACTTTGTATGTATCGAATTCTTTCCACCAATAAAGCGGTGCAGTAATATCTACAGATACGAAAATCTGGCGTAAGAATTTTCTATGCTCATTACCACCTTTGATAAGTCTCTGAGCGAGGTTCATATCAGCTTCACCAATCTGATCAACGTAATATCCATTTGCATTTTCATGATGGACATAAACATTTGGATATCCTTTTAATAAACATTCTTTTGGTACGTCTCCCCTTGTAAGGTCATAATAACTGTTGAATCTGCTATCACTTTTCGCCCAACTGTTCATTGGATTTCTCATGCCTCTGAAAGCTGCTTCAAAATTCATTACTTCTGTATGTTCAAACTTCAAATTGTCTCCTCCTATTTCTTAAAACTCCACACATAATCACTAAACTGTTGCCAGTTTAGCAAAACCTGTGTGTAGATATCGATTTTTCTTTCTACTGAATCATCGCCAACCCAAGGTTTAATGAGAACTTCGTGTTCACTCTTGCACCAATAGTAATATTGTAATTCACCTTTAAGCTCTGAATCAAACTCTTCTCTTGTGGTACAATTCTTTAAAATGAGATTTACATCTTTCAGAAATCTGCCATAAAAGATATTAATCTCTTCAATCCGTTTACTGTTTGGATTGTAACGAAATACATTCCATTCTAACTTTTTCTGCGTACTCAATTATTCTCCGTTATACCTTTGGTCCAATCAGAAAGCCTGCCCCACTCTTCTTCCGTAAACAAAGATGTAGTCTCCAATTTTGCTAATACTCCGTCTTTCACAGTAGCTTTGAAATGTTGCCATGTTTTACAAAACGGACATTGATCATCCATTGTTGGTCTAATGTATGTAGCATAATCGTATTCACCATCTTCTGCCGGAATAGAGTCTCCAACATTGTACATGCGTAGCATACAATCTGCCCATTTAATCTGTTCCCGTGCTACGAATTCCTTGCCACATTTTAAGCATTTTACTTCACCCTGAATTTCATCATATATTCCCATTTGTATCACCACCTTAATTAAACGCCATTAGTCCGCCCATTGCTAGACCGGCAAAATAACCAAATGCCCATGAATGCTTTGGATATTCAGATGGCATGATTAATCCTATAATAAACACTGTTATCAAAAATACACGCCTTATATCCATTAATTGCTCACCTCTATCTAGCATGAAAGGTACGATTGTTACTCTTTACTATCATTGCTTCCAACCTTATCTCGAACTATAGTCCAACCACCAATTTGACCACCTACATCTATGCCGCTCATTTCCTTCTTTGATGCCTCGTATCCATCGCATTTTACCGTTGGATTTTTCCACCAATTCTTATTTACTTCCGGCATTGTGTCAGCAATCCTAAACGGTGTAGTTATAATATTCTTCCCTCTTTCTAATCCATCGTTATAACCAGCTTGATAGACTTCATCAAACATCTGTTCAAGTTTGTCTTTTCGGATGATAACAGATAAACCGTCTTGGCTTTGCTTAAAATCTAAATATACTAATGGTTTCACAATTTCCTCCACATCATATTTTTAATTTTTTCTTTTATATCAATTTTTGTGCAATAGAAACACAACATAATTCTCTGCCAACGAGTTAATTTAATATCGTAAAATGGGCGAATTTTTGCTCTACTACCTCTAATTGGCTCAGTTTCCGATGGAATTGTTTTTAATACACTGTCATTTTTAAATACAATCTTCATCTATAATTCATCCTTGTATTTTTCTTGCAATCTTCGAAGCTCTTTTAATTCTCGTTGCTTTTGTTTTGCTTCTTTGTCGGCTTTCTGTTTGGCAAGATATGGTTCTTTCCACTTATTGTTCATCTCTTTAACGGCTTCATCCGTAATCTCTCCATTACCGAGATTAAGCAGAGTATAAAGATAGTCCTGTGCAATTTTTTCAGCTAGTTTTCTATCATATTTATCAATGTTGATGTCAAATGTGATCCATTTTCCTGCCCAACCTGTAATTCGATTGTAAGTGAGTTTGTCCTTGGCATGACACGTATATTCATCATCAACACCATCCCATCTAAAAACAGGCCAACCATTTTCAGTCTTCCGAAATTGAACTCTGAATTCATATTGTACAGAAACAGCAGATAGATCTTTATCATTTTCTAAATTCTTCAATACTTTTACAAAATGATCTTCTCCAAGAAGATGTGCATATTTATCTGCGTCTTCCCTATTAGTAAAGTATCCTAAACAATTCCAATCGCTATAATATCCATAAAATACAGCGTAAATCATTTATCCCATCCACTCCCCACATCTGATACCGCTCTGATTTAGCCAATCGGCAACTAAATGTCTATGACAAAAATCAGTTGGTTTCTCATAACAAATAAGCGCAATATTATCTTCTCCAACATTGAATCCTTCACAAAGCCTAGACAAGTCCAGAATCACATTAGTTGCATTCAGCTGATCCAATACTTGTTCCTGGAAGCATTTTATGTAATACGCATTGTCATGGTTCTGCTTCCATTTCATAAAGAAGTCATATTTTGGGGCCAATTTTTTATATTGCAATCCCGTGTACCAATCAGGTGTTTTGCCACATATAGAAACTGGAACAATGTTTTCTGGAAGTGAACGTAGCTTTGCAAAATAGCTTGTATAAATCATACTTGTTATTCCTCTTCGTAATCTGGTTCATCCGGTTCTTCCAAATTCATACCAAGAATCTGACCGATCTCATATGCCGCCCATGCGTAGCCAGACGTTAAACCATCATCAAATACATCATCGAAATTTCCAAATGATCTTTCAGAAGTCCAACAGGTTGCATCTGAATCATAATTTTTGTTCACCCAGTCGATAAGCGCCTGTTTTTCATTTTTATTCATATGTTTGTTCTCCACCAATGAAAAATAAATTTTAAGTTACCAATGTATTGACGTGTAACAATGCAGTTCTTGTTTGGCACCTGTTATCCAATTGATTGATGGCATTGTATGGTCAGCCAGTCTATACCCAGCTTTTTGCAATATTGCCTTATTTTCGTCGGATATTTCGTATGCATAATTAGTAGACTTATACCCATTTTTAGCTGCATCAAGAATTGATTTTCGGATTTCTAAAAACTCTTCCTGATTTTTTATCTTAGAATCTGCTAAGATCCTAGCTTCTTCTGCTGTTGGAAAACGATTTACCATAATATAATTTCTCCAATTTCTCAGTCTCTTTTCGAAGTTCAATTGCAAGATTGAATACCGCATCTACAACTTTGAATTCGTTTACCATTTGTTTATCGTCTAAGTGTCTTAAAATATCGGCATGATATTTTATCAGTTCTTCGGATGAATAATTTCCAACATGTGGATATCTTCTGTATTTGTATATTTGTTCGACATATATTTTGTTCATTTCTTCTGTTGTCATATTTCACCTCACAATTCCAAAAAATACGACTCATAATAAATTACTTCTTTCGGCTTATCCGTGTCCTTCTTTGGTTGGATGGTAAATTTAAAAGAATAATCTGTGACATGAGATACGGTTCCATTGCGATGCGCCGCCTGGAACGTATTTGCTAATTTCTGCATATTCATTATTTGCTTACCTCGTTTTGCTTAATATGTTCTGCTAATCTATCCATTCCAACATGAAACATTTCTTCATTTTTCTCAAAACATATATAATTTCTTCCAGTATTAAATGCTGCAATTGCGGTAGTAAAACTTCCTGCGCAAGAATCAAGCACTAAATCTCCTGAGTTCGTATATGTTTTAATTAACCATTCCAATAATTCAATTGGTTTTTGGGACGGATGATAAAAACCAGAATGTTCAGGTTGAATGTTTATAACAGATTTTGGATATTTTTCATCAGATATAATAGATGGAACTTCGACGAAATTACCATAACAACTATTTTTTAACTGCGATTTCAAATTACCTCTGCTATGATTTCTTTTGTGCGGTTCACATTTTTCCATTTGTGGATTATATGTAGGAAGTTTTTTATAAAAAACAACTATATCTTCGTGATTGCGCATTGGCATACGTTTCGCATTTAGAAAACCGGTTGTTCTTTCTCCTTTTTTCCAGATAAGATTATAACGCCATAATTTTTCATTGCTTTTCATCAAATCGGCAGTAAACATTCCATTAGCAAAAAGAACTATTGCGCCGTTGTCTTTAATAATTCTCTCATATTGCTTCCATAAACTATTAAGATTAATATTTTGATCGCATTGTTCTGCATGTTTATTCTTACGATTTAATTGTCCATATGGTAAATCCGTGCAGATAAAATCAATAGATCTATCATCAATATCGTCCATACCAACAATACAATCCACGTTGTAACCTTTATTAATTTCTAACACTATGTATGATTGGAGTAATCCGGATTTCTGTGCACAATCTCATACTCCTTTCGCTTAATTGTTTTTCATATGATTATTCTTTGAAATCGAACTTTGATTAATTGGCATTTTTCCAACTAATCATCCAATATGATTCATTGTATTGTGTATCAATACGCACTTCATAACCTTTTGATTTAAGCCACTCTTGAGTACCTATTTTTAATGTACCACTACCAGACACATAGAACGCGCATTGACTCACTGCATTATTGATTTTACTTCTGATTAATTTAATTTCTGCTTCACAACTTGATCGTATATTCTCTTCCGTGCTTTTTCTCGCTGCGGCGGCAGAAATAGAATAATCTGTTGCCAAAGACATTGAGCGTACCTCCATTATTCCTTGTATCTTATCTCACCATAAATATCTTCTTTCTTCATTGAACCTTTTTTACGGCAAATGTCTAATATATCTGACCAACTTGATGTTATATTTTTATAATGTACACTGCCACCAGCATCAATATTACCAGATACATTTTTGCAATTTACAGAGCCTCCTGCGTCAACATTACCTTCTACATTGCCGGTAACATTGCAGCTACCACCACAGTCAATTGATCCGGTATTGCCACGAACTTCTACAGAGCCATCGCAATCTAAACTAGCTACATTGCCTTCAACTACAACATTTGGATTTTTACTACATTCTTCAACAGTGACTCCGTTTACAATGATTTTACCGTCCTTGATCACAATATTGCCTGAGCCAGAATACTCAATTGTTTGACCATTAATAGTGATTTTATTCATTTCTTTCTCCTTATCATTTGAAGCCTCATATGTTACAACACATGGCATCGGAAATCTTAATGCTACCGTAGACCAATCTACATATTCGTTTGACCCGATTGTGATTTTATGTACGTCTAAGAGTTTTGTGTAAAATATAACAAATCTACCATGGATAGAAGTTGGAACGATTCTAAATTTCTTACTTTCACTGTCAGATTGAACGCACCAAGATACTCGATTACCAATTAGTCCATCTTTCTCTAATTCAAAAACCCTAATAGAACTGGTAATTATATTTTGGTTTTCAACATCAAGATAGGCATTTTCAATCTTTTTAACTACTGGAATTTTGTAATTTGATATCTTTTCTATTTTCATTGTTCTCCTTTGAAAGCGAACTTTAATAGTCGTCTTCTCTTTTATAACCAAGTTTCTTTATTGCTTGAAGCAATTCCTGTTCAGCCTTTTCCTCGCATTCATCGCAAAGAAGCTTACCAAGACTGTAACCAACATGGTTTATCTCGACATCTGGTGTATAATTTCCAAATTCCTGATAATATCCATCATCATACTCATTGCTTTCTCCAATAAACCGGCCACATTCATCGCAGAAAAATTGATGCTTGTTTTCTGTGATTGTTCTTTTAATAGGTATAATTTTATCCATCACTCACCTCTATAATCTCTGCAATAATTTTTGATATTTTCTAAGCATTTATCGCAAAATTTTGCCGTATATTTTCTTTTTCCTCTTGTTGGCGCTCCGCCGAAAAAATCCAATCCATCCCAGTCTGACACGGTAACATCCACTCCATCTTGCTCAGACACTTCTTTACGACAAATATCACATATGGTTACTATAGCCATCACATACACCTCCTCTAAAATTTTTAGTATGCCGGTGAGGATTTACGCCTCATCAGCGCATTATGTGTCTCTTGTTAAGCTTCGCTAAGTTATGCTATTTTTCAAACTCAAATGTTCCATCGGTATTGCAGTGTATTTTCCAACCATTGCTAATATTGTCTTCTCTAGTATATCCATAGCGTTTCAGCCACTTCTTGTTAATTCTCTTTTTCTTGTGTTTTCGTTTTTGTGTTACTTTTGAAACAATGAGTGAATACCGATCTGGCATTTTAGATGAATCAAAACCGCATATACGCAAAAATTGCTCCGTGTCTATTGATTCTCCTAATGTGAAACTCATGGTATGATCCTTAGAGATTAATTCTCTCAAGTTTGTAAACGGATTATATTTTTCCTCTGAGTTTATCGAACAATCTATCTTTTTAACATCATATAGTTGTCCAATTTTATATTTGCCATTCTCATCGTAGATTTCTACATTTGTAGTATTATTTACTGGCATAATTTTCTCCTGATTTTAAATGAAAGATGTGTTTGATTCTGTGGTTCACTGATTAATATTTTTCATTTTCTTTAATCTGTTATGGCTCATAGTGTCTAATGCTGCTTGCACACCTTCTAAATACGCAGTCTCTAATCCATTAGCATATTCTCCTTGATATGGATTATTGTCTATGCACTCACAAACACACTTATCTTCTATTTTTGAATCTATAGAAAGTTTGCGAATTTTTGCAATACATTCGCCACAAATATCTATATGATTAAGCAATTTTATAAATATACGTCTTCCATACGATTTAAAATATAAATCATAAATAGTGTTTCCACAGATATCACATTTTATATATCTTACGTTTGACATTGAACTCTCCTTTGAAAGCACGATTTACTCTTTCCAATGAATCTTTACATACTCTTTTTTATTTAGAAGCACACTGCTTGTTCCATACTGTTCGCTGCACCACTCATCCAGAAGTTTCTGTAAACCTTTTGCATCACAGCTTTCCGCCGCATCTTCATGTAAATCTTCGCAAGCCTCTTCAATAATTTGAGTAGCATCTAAGTGAATCGATTCCTCGGTGGTTGTCCAAAGTCTAAACGGCTGAAAACTGAATTGCTCAGGATTCTCTTCATAATCAAGCATACATTCCAGGATGGATTCGTATAGTGTGTCATTCTCTTCACAGTACAACATACAATGAGCATCAGTTTCTTTTACTTCGTGGCAGCCCATGTCGGCAAGCAGTGCATCATTCAGTGCTTCAAGTTCCTCTTTGGTCATATTCTCCATTGGATCTTCCTCTAAACCATTGAAAAACACTTTGTCTCTGTCGCTAATTACTCCTGTCATAATTTCTTCTCCTGTTTTAAAAATACCTTTGATAATGTACATTTTTGCACCATTTTGGCATACTGATATAATCAGAACATATGATTTCATATAATATATTCAGCATATCCGTCTTAGCGCTTCCTCTTCTGATAAAAATATATCTCATAAATTTACTCCACTTGAAATCTAGGTTTCAAGACTTTTTCTCCAAAACCATCGTCCAAATAATTTTCGGATTTTTCTGATCCTCACTCATGTAATGTGCCGGAAACCCTTTATTTACAAGGGTTTTGAGGCTATCATTATTACAAAACGCCGGATTTACTGCAAAATCAAGGATTTTCTCCATTTTTGCCTCCTTTCTGCCATTTTTCATAGACTTGAAATTCATGTTTTATGTGATTTTTATTTGTTGAATTACAATACTATTACATCATGATTCCTTGGCTTATCTAATTCTTAAACTTTCTCCTTGTGGCTCTAAATGACACCATTCACAGTTGATAGAACCATCCTTACCTTCGTAGCCGTGTTCTTTGAGATATTCTCTTAATTTCTCTCCATCAACTGCGTCTGGCTGCTTAATTCTGTATTCCGTTGGAATCTTCTCTACATCGACATCAATTGTAAGTTTTCTTTTTCCACCATTTTTCTGAATATTAAATGAAAACAGATCAGTGGTGAATTTCTTCTTACCAGTCATTCTCATGCACATTTCAAGATTCTGTTTCAACCATTTGATTCTGTTCTCGTAGGTTTTTCTACGAGAAGCTAATCTATCATTCTCTTTCTGAATTCCATCAACATCTGCTTCAAGAGCTTTAATAATCTTCGCATAACCATCTGCTTTATCTTCAATCTCATACTCGATTGATTCTAATGTATCTGTGATTACCTGATCATCTACATCCTCGTCCTCTAACATGTCAAGCAACTGTAAAAATTGCCCAGTGAGTTCATAAATATTAGCCATATTGTTTTATTCTCCTTTTTCTTTTAATCTATGAGCATTTTCAATCAACATATCTTTTAAGAATGTCTGCTTCGTTTTGACTTCTTTCGTCTGAATTGCTTTGTTAATGGCATAATTATTTCCAACTAGAATACAATACTTTTTAGCTCTAGTGATTGCTGTATAAAGCAATTCTGAATTATTCATAATATAACTTCCACTATCAATTCCAACAATTGTTGAAGTGAATCCAGATCCTTGCATTTTATGAACTGTACAAGCATATGCCAGCTCTAAATTCTTTGAATCCGTTTTATTGAATAAGATTTCTCCAATTCCAACAAAGTCAATTACACAATAACCATCATTACCAATTTCCTTTACAATTCCAATATTTCCATTAAATACAGGTGTCGTATCACCTTCAGTATTTGTACACTTATAGTTGTTTTTTGTGTTTAATACTTTGTCTCCAACTCTGATCGTATATTTCTTAGATTCCTCATCTTTTTTCTCTAAGAAGATTTCGATCTCATTACCTTCATTTAATTTTGGATTATAAAGATTCTGGATTTTTGTGTTTAGACTATAACAAGATAGTTCCCCTCTTAATCTCATTGGGACACACACTTGAACTTCCATAATATTGTTGTATTTTCCCATTTCGGTTTGGAAGTGTCGGATGATACAATCAGATAAAGATTCTTTGGAATTAGAAATATCTAACTCCATATCTTTTAATTCTCCAAGAATTACATTTCCTTCGAATTTGTTATCAAATATTTTCTCCTGATTTGCAACTTTAATTGATGTTGGAATAATACCACTCATCAATGCCTGTCTATGGGGTTTAGTCAACTTCACAACCGGAAGAACATTGCTATCAAGAATATCGGCAAATACCTGGCAGTTTCCAATAGGGGTTAACTGCTGCACATCGCCCATGATGATTACTTTTGCTCCACTTGGAATCGCTTCAAGCAGCGAAAGGAATAATGTACCATTAATCATCGTTGCCTCATCGATCAGTACAATATCAACCGCAAGCTTGTTATGTTTATCATATATAAATTCACCGTTCTGATATCCTAAAGCTCTATGAATTGTACACGCAGGTAAACCAGTAGCTTCGGTTATTCTTACACTTGCTTTACCAGATAATGCACATGCCAGGATATTATAGTCATCATATAATGAACAAATTCCATTCGCTGTACTCGTTTTACCAGCACCAGCCAAACCAGTTAACGCCATTACATGATTATCAAGACTAAGTTTGATTGCTGATTTCTGTTCTTCTGTAAATTCAAATCCTTGTTTTTCCTCAACCTTTTTTACAGTGGCTTCCCAATTTCCAATATTAAAAGATTTTGGAACGTATTCTCTATGAACCGATAAATCCTCTAAATCATCCCACGGAACATCATCTTTATTTTCAATAACCTTTACATTACCAATTTGAAGTCTAATAAGCTCATTCATAATATTATTCTCCAAATTGTAAAATTTCTTTAAAGCGATTTTCGTTCCATTGTCAATAACAACTACATATTTATTATCAATCATTTCTTTTGCAGTTGCTCCGATCACGGCTTCTGGAACAAAACCGATGGTGTCATATAAAGCTTTCATTAAACTCTGATAATCGAGATAACTTTTTCCTGCTTCTCCTTGTTCATTCAGATGGTATAATAAAAATCCTTTGATTCGTTTTGTATCATATTGAGAAATTCCAACTTTACACGCAACTTCATCTGCTTTTTTGAAACCAATCCCATCAACACGAACTAAATCGTAAGGATTATTTCTTACAATATCAATAACCGTATCCGGAGAATGATAGAAATCTACCAGTTTCTTAATGAATGTATGAGTTAAACCTAACTTTCCAAGTTCCATATAAATAGAACTATAGTCTTTTGATTCTTCATATTCATCAATTATTTTTAACGCAACCTGATTTCCAATTCCTTTGACCTGCATCAAAGCTTTGATATCTTTTTCTTCAAGTAATTTGATTACATCGTCATATTTTTCAAAAAGTTTATCTACTAAATTTTCATTCAGAACATTTTTCAAAAATTCTTTTTGTTTGTATTTGCTTGAAATATCTATGCATTTACTAATATATAAAATCTCATATGTATCACCATATTGTTCATGACTCTCAGAAAGCTTACAGTACACCTTATAAGTTGTTCCATACTCTAATTTGCACGTAACTCCTTTGAGTTTAATCGCATATAAATCAAAATCATCTTCGGTTTTTTTCTCCAACCATTTTGATACTAGCATTTTGAAAATTGCATATTCACCGGATTCTACTTTTTTCTGATACTTTGGATAGAAAATTCTATCCAAAGTACCTTCAAATTTTAAAATCTTTTCTTCTTCCATTAACATACCTCGTGATCTAAGAGAAGCGAATTGGATTTATTGTATTTTCTATAGACGATTTCATAATTGGAAATTACATCATATTCCTTGTCTATATCAGCAACCACGATGTTCTTTCCTTCGTCATCTTTTCCAATAATCTTCATGCCGAATTGTTTCTCAAAATTTTTAACATCGATGATGTCTCCGTCCTGTAAAGGAAGAATCTTAAAAATTTCTTTTTTGATCTTCCTATATTCTATTTCTCCATTATTCATGTTGTATAAGATCAAATTTGGAGCAATTACATTTCTCGTATTCAATACAAAGTATCTATTTTTTACATTTGGATCTTTATATCTAACTGTTCCAAATTTATTCACCTGCATTTCCATGATTTCAAATGGATCAATGTGTTCATCTGGAATAACATTGAAAATTTCTAACAATGCTTTTTTGTAATTGAAATTATTGTATGTTTTCCCAGTTTTCGATAATTCTCCATTTGCAATGATGATTGCTTTGATTTCCTCATCCTGGAATTTTTTGTTTATGGTTGATGCTGTAAGCTTGTCTTTCTTATAAAGAGAAATAAAGTAGTCTCTAAATTCTAAAAGATGCTTAGTTTTACCATAATCAGAACAACAATCTGCAATTAAATACTGCTCCAAAACCTTCTTCGTAATATTATTCTCCGAACACTTTTCAAGGAAATCATAAAAAGTTGGACTTTTGCAGAGACATTCAAATAAAATAGTCGGAGTGTTGTCTACCTTTTCTTCATCCTTTGTTAAAAACATATCTATGCGTTTTTTCGCCTCATTGACATAGTATTCTTTATCTAAAAATTCTGGAATTTCTTTTTCATGAATATCCTCATTGTCAATAAATAAGTGCTGTGGTGTATTTGCAAACTGCTCATAAGACTTTAAGCCTTTTTCAACCTTTAGTTTATAAATAGAACCATCTTCTGATCGCTTACTTGCAAATACTCTATGTACTTTTCCTTTTAGTAGTTCTCCATTAATTGAAGATATTTTTCCATCTTTCTCAGAAACTCCGCTACCATACCAAATTTCCTTATATTTAGCTGACAGCTTGATAACTTTCTGAAACTTGATATAATCGGTACATTCATAAACAGTTTTCTCCACAGGGATGCCGGAAGCTAGATAATTTCTTACAGCGTCATTTAGAATCGGTAAATCATTATCAATTGGCTTATTGAATTTAACCATAGCTCCTTTACACTCAAGCTTTCCATTTTTCATAACGGCGATGTAGTTATTTACATCTTTCTGAATAAGCTTCGTATATTCATCTATCTCAAATTCCATCTTGAGACGTTTTCCTACATCATTTGTAATTTCAATGACCTTCTTTTTCATCTCTTCATTTTCACAAAGAACGAAAATACCATCTGTATTTGTTTGCAGCAATCTACAATAAGGTTCCAACTTATCAATCAGATCAAGAATAAACATCTGTCCAAATATACAGGTTAAATTCGCCATTAGCGGATCATATGATGGATTGTTTCTATCTTTTCCAGCACCGTAAACACCATTGATCATAGGTTTTAATGCTTTATTCTTTGAGTTACCTTCAGCTTTCAATTTCAATCTGAAATTTCTCATCTGTTTAAAGTCATCTGGATTTTTGAATTTTCTGCTTAACAATCCATATTCGATATCCGTTGTTGGATACATTGATGCTACATCGGCGTGTAATATAATTCCTTCAAATACCGCCTGTTTATCATCTGCTCCGTGGCAGCCACCCCACGCAAAGACATGAGGAATACCGGCCACCATGCAACATAACTGATTGTTGTGCTGATCATCTTCTGAATGAAGATGTTCCTTATATCTCCAATTCTTAGGATTGAGATACCATTTTGGAATAAATTTATACTTGTCTGATAACTGGATTGTTTCTGGAAGACGAATATCAAACTCATCGTCGAGAGTGTGCTGACTCACAGCATTTAAGATTTTTGGCGAAACTGCTAACTGAACTTTGGTTTTGGTGAAATAGGACATATCCAAACCATATAATTCTATGATGTCCAATTGCCCTTCGAAATCATCCCAACAATAATCGAGAACTCTCAGAACCTCAACTGAATCATGTTTATTATAATGTAATGTCTGTTGGACTTCTTCATCCGTAAGTGGTCGATCAATATTAAAGTCTACTTCCGTCTCTCTAATATCATCCCCCATAAATGCTTCTAATTGTTTTAACGATTTATCCTTTAGAATCGCATCATAATCATTTAATGGATAATTCTTTGCGTTCTTTACAACCTGGAATGGCTTTTTGCCTTCTTTGATTAGTTTATCATTCACAAAACCAACATTCATTCCATCGAGAATGCCTTTGAATACTCCGGTATCATATTGCCTACCATTATAAGAAATGAAAATGTTGTCTTTATATTTGTTGTAGAAATCAATTAATGCTTTTCTATCGTTTACAATGACTACTGATTTTTCTCTATCTTCATGATTAACGAATGTTACACAGAACCAATTAATTTTTGAGTACACCTCGAAGTCATAGCCCCAAATTTTACTTTTATCGATTATTTGAACTCACCGCCTATCCGAAAAATCCTTGTACTTTGTCACTCTTATGAAACATCCAATCGTCAATTAATACTTCCGCCATTTTTCCTGCCTTGTAATCAATTGAAAATCTACCTATAATATCAAATTCAACATTATCTCCAATATCAATAATTTTCTTATATAATGCAGCGAGAGAAGATCCTTTCGTTTGTTTTACAAATTTTATATTGTGGTATGTAAACTCTATTTTGTTCTGCTTTGCACCAAGAAGATATAAATTGTATTTATTACATGGGATATTGTTGATAAAAAAGATGGGTTCAGAAACTGTATTTCCCCATACATAATCATATTTAGCAACGTTTTTAATGATTTGATCGTGAATCTGAGAAGCATCATACACGTTATATACATGATATGTAGGTTCATCTATTCTTTTCATTGTAGAAATGAGAGACAATAATTTATTAGTATTTTCAAATGTGATTTCGCATCCAAAAGCACCGGGGTGTCCATCTACTTTGTTGAATAATCCGGTATCTTTACACCATTGATTGAAGTTCAGAATTTCACATTTATCACTACCTCTTCCACTTCCTTTGCAAATATCTTTATTTCTTCTCATAAGCAAACATGGTCTCTGATATTGATCTGCCAGTCTGTTAGCAATTAGTCCGGTTGAATTGCTATCAACATCATCTCTTGCATTACATATAAGAATTGGAAGCTTATCCATTTGGTATTTATTGATTTCTTCAGACAAAATAGCTGCGCTTTCTTCTGTCATCTTTTTCTGTTTTCTATTTGTTGACTGGCAAGCTTTTAGAGTATATTCTTGAATAGTCATATTAACCATTCCTTTTCCTCTTACTTTTCTCTCCAAAATCAAATTAGAATTACACAATGCCTCAAACATTTTACACTTGTCATCATATTCTCCTAATCTGATCATTGAATTCATCAATGGACAAACATAAAATCCAATTCCATTGATGGTGATTTTGTTATTCATTGAATACAATTGAGCATCAACCATAGTGGAAATCAATTTGTTTTTGTTTGTTTTATTTTTGATTTGTTCCAGTCCTTTTAAAATCAAATATCTAGTTTCTAAATTTACCGTGTCTGCTCTATCACCAATCATTCCTAAAGCAACTAAATCAAGATAATCATCTGCGTAATTTACATCATAATATTTGTCCAAAAGCTTAGTGAATTTGTATGTAATTCCAACTCCTGTCATTGCTTTGTCGGTGATCTTATTGGATAACTGATTATTCACAACTATAGCCGGATTGTCTTTCGGATCTATACTGTGGTGATCAAGAATAATTACATGTTTTCCACATTCAATCAGTTTTTTACATTCGGAAACATCTCCCGTTCCTGCGTCTGGTACAATTACCAGTTTTGATTCATCATTACATATGACATTCACAAATTCTGAAAGTCCATGAATCTTTCCTGTATGTACAAAATATTTCACATCAATTTGCGAATTAATTCTTTTGATATATTGAAAAATATTAGCAGCTGAAGTAAAACCATCAACATCGCAGTCCACAAGAATGTCAATTGGATCACCTTTTGAGACATGTTCTACGAACACATCCCTAGCAATTTCAATATTGTCAAAAAGTAATTCGCTTTCTGTATTTTTCAAAGTAGGATTAAGAAAGGAGTCAATATCTTTAATTCCTTTTAATTTAAGAATATCTTCGAGTTCATTTCCAAATCTTACTTTTCCTAAAACATCATATTTGAAACTCAACGTATTTCTCCTTTCTCATTGGTTTGTTCCAACGTATATTTTCTTGTCCATTAGTTCTAAAAGAACTTCCTCACCTTTGTCCGTTGGACTATCTTTATATTCAAGCAAATTGTTTGTGTCCCATAAAACAGAAACAATAACAAAAGGACTCAATTTATCAATAATTTTATTCTTTGTGTGTTTTGCCCATTTTTTACACTCTTCAGAATCCAAAGATTCATATTGTTTATCTAATGCCACAATAACTTCTCTTACACCAAGCATTAGGATTATACCTTTTTGATAATCCGTTAAATTACTTCCACACAAAGCGACTGTGAAATTGTTCTCTCCAAACATAGTATCTGTTTGAAGTACAGATTTTTCAGCCTCAACGAGCATGATTTTTCGCTTTTTTTGAATTGCTTCGATGTTGTGGTTTAGTCCATATAAATTCAATCCGAGTGAATGATTGTAAAATTTATTACCGATTTTAAATGGGTTATATTTTCCATACAAATCAATATCATCCTGAATAAGTGATCGGCACCTGACTCCAACCAATTGATTATTTATGTCATAGTGAGGAATTATGATCTTCTGTTGCCATGTCGAATATAATATGTTATATTTCTCCATAGTTTTTATAGATATTCCTTCATTGATCCATTCTTCAAGATATATTTTCTGGAATATATTTAGGATTTTTTTATCATATGGAACCAAAGCTTTTTCTTTTGTTTCCTTTTTTGAATTCTTTTTGTATTTTCTAATAAATTCCCAATCTGAGATCTGTTCCTGTTTTCCGAATCCATACTTACAATTATCGATATTTAATTTAATACATATCCAATTTATCGCTTTCTGGAATTCTTCTTGTTCATATCCTTTATATCCCATCACTACGCCGATAATGTCCATCTGTCCACATTCGGTATAACAATGGAATGATTTTGAGTCCTTATAGTAATACAATTTTGGCTTTGTTCCATGATGACAAATTGTATCTGTTATCCAGATATCATTGTCTTCATAATAGAAAGTTGCCCCCATCTCTACGAGCAGCTTTCTATTATCTTCTTCGGTTAATTTTGCTTTTAATTCTTGGGCGGTCATCTTATACCCCCATAATTTAAGTATTTTTTGATAATTCTGTTGCTAAATCAGAACCGGAAATTTCCACATCAGTTTCAATTATTCCAACATCCCCAACATCATCTAGTTTAAAGTCGATGATTGTTTGCTCAATATCTGGAATGAGTTCGTAATTATAATCTGTTACAAAACAATCAACTTCTCTCATTGTTCCCATATTAAGCTTCGTCCAAATGATAATTGTCTTCCATTTGCCACCTCTATTTTTGAAGATGTAGTATGACATATTCGGAATCAATCTTCCAAAGCTACCATCACTTTCAAGAATTGGTTTGAGCCGTTTTAAATCTTTCGCCGTAACTGGAAGTGCTAAAATACCACCGTCGGCTTTCTCAATAATTGCTTTTGAACCTTTTAATGCACCTGCATCCTTATTATTTTCTTCTTTGTAGTTATCATTTAGCTGAGTTGCTGATCCAAGATAAATACCAAACTTATTACACGTAGATTTCAGCGCAGCACTAAATAAGAACAAAATCTGATCAGTTCTTAATCTCGTGTGAGTTTTATTGTAATAATATTCATACAATGAAGGGGAATCGTTGATATAATCAAAGAAACAAGCAACTATAGAACAATTCAAGATATACTTCTCTATTGTTTCAGATATTAAATCGATTGTGAAATCAGGCATGTATTCAACATAATATTCATACTGCTCTATGTATTTAGCTGATTCATCGAGGATTTTTTCTTCCTCTGCTGTGATATCGTCCCAGGTTTCGATCCTATCCTGTTCAATACCACTAACATGAGCAAGAATGATATCCTGAATTTCTTCTTGTTCCAGCTCAGTTGAAATAAATAACACCGGTTGACTTTCGCCAGTTGGAATCCATTTTCTTTTGTCCCAGTCATAAATTCTATCAGATACCATATTGCATCCATCGGCAAGTGAACTTCTGGATTTTCCACCACCTGATACGGAACTTCTAAGTATATATTTCTTTTGTCGCATTCCTCTGTACACGGTTGTAAGATAACCTGATTGAAACGGATAACCGTATACATTTTGCTGCTCTTTATGTTCTCTCAATCTCTCTTCAATTCCATCACCAACTCTGAAAGAATAGTTATCACCAAACATATTCTTCCATTTTGATTTAAAATCCATAAACCGATTGTTGATTTCATTTAAAACATCAATGCTGGTCATTTTATTAAAAAGTTCCAACTTTTCATCATCGTTCTCATCATATAGAAACGTAATGTCCATTTTCAGTGATTCTACCGCATTTCTTACGATTGAATACTTTCTAACATCATCGTAGTATTTTCCAACATTTAATACTTTATCTTCTGCCATTTCTATAGCAGATTCTACATAACCCCATCCATCGTTGTTCTTCCATAGAGATATTGCTGATTCAAACTGAGAAATTTCATTTTCGATATCAATTGGAGTTATCTTTTCTACATTTCCTTTTTTCGCAATGTTTACAATTGCTCCCCAAATCATCTTGTGAAAATTTTCAGGATAGTCATTTGTATTAGTTGAATATTTTTCATCCAACACATATTTTGGATTTAAGCAATAGCATCCAAATAATAAAAAGATTGCTTTTTTATCTACCTGTTGATTGAAATTTATTTTAGTCACCGCCCTCTAGCAAATTTTCAAGATTAATTAAGGATGTTGATTGTTTTGTGTTTTTAGTGATTTTTGTTTTGGCAATTTTTACCTTTTTTTCAACATCTGATAATTTCTCCATTTTTTCCTTCATTCTTTCCTGCTGAGAATAATATTCTTTTGCTTCATCGTAAAAACATTTTATTAAACCAACTCCATATTTTTCATCAAATGACTTATTCAGAATTTCTTTGTAATACCACAACGTATATGTCATAGCGGCGTAATGGTATCCATAATTCTTCTTATACTTCTCTATTTGTCCCAAAATCATTTTTGTTGGCTCTTTGAGTCCATAATTATCGCAAATGAATTTTATTAATTCTCGATATGCGGTTCCATCCCGATTTAATTTTTCATAACATGTTGCACAATATGTTTTATTGGAAAATTTGAATTTTTCATCTGGTTGTAATTTTTTACCACAGCCTTTACACGTCGCAAGTCTACCCATATACACCTACTTCCAAATTCAAAAACAGGAGGGAAAGATTCTCCCTCCCGCGTTTTATTTGTTACGCCTTGATTCCAAATTTCTCAACTAACTCCTCAAGCTCCATGACAATTACTTTTGTAAGATCTACCTGTGTATCTCTCAGGCTGTCGAACATTTTTACATTACCTTCATCATCAATTCCGAGATTCTTCTGAAGTACGGCTGTGGCCTCAGCTAAATGACCATTCTGAGCAAGTAATCCACCAAGCTCAAGACCTTTTGCTTTGATTGCATTGAAGTCTTCTACCGGCGCAGTCTTGTCGATTGTCTTTTCATTGGTAGTAAATTCTCCACCAAGATCCTCAACAGCTTTCGTCCATACGCTCTTTAAGTCTTCTACATTAATTTTATCCGGTAATCCAAAAGTATCCTTCAGATCTGGATATTTATCGCTTTTCTTGAAAGTAATAAATCTCTCATCTTTCTCCTTAAACATATAACCAACGAGGTAAGCAGCTTCTCTACAATAGGAAAAAGTATTCTTGTTAAGCTTTAAAGAATCACTTTCTTTTCTTGTATCAAAATCTTTACTATGGGCAGACTGTGCAATAAAATGAACAGTATATCCGAGGCTCTGAATTACACCAATATTTCTTAATGCGCTCTTGAAACGAAGTGATCCCTCACCATAAGCACCTACATCCTTTAAGATCTCAGCATCTCTATTTTCAAGTACATATCTTTCACAGAACTCCTCATATTTGTCCAGTGTATCAATTACAATACATGAGAATTTCTTTTTCAGTGCCGGGTTCTTTAACTGACCAATTACTGATTTGAAATCTGACATTGTGTCTACCTTGACTGCCATAATACCAGGGATATTCTGGAATCTATCTTCGAACTCTAAGAAGAATGGTTCTTTGTCAGGCACAAGCTCTTTTAAAAACTTCATAAGTGTGGTTGTTTTACCGACACCGGTATCGCCCATAATTACAGTAGAATACTGAGTGAGATCTACAGATACTTTGTTTGGTGCTAAATCTAATAAATTTCCAACCATTTAAAATGTTCTCCTTTGATATTTGTTTATGTGTACCTACTCAGGATTTCTCCCAAGTAGGTTTTGAATTACTTGATTCTAAATTAGTTCTGAGCGAACGGATTATATGTAGTCTTCGGAGCCGGAGTGCTAGTGTTCTTCTCAAATCCATCCGCAATTTTAGAATTAGAAGAACCTGCCTTAACCTCTGCTAATTTGGCTTTTCTCTTGGAAATTAAAGCATCTACAACATCCTGGGTAAGCTCATGCTCATAAATAGTGGATGGAGCTACACCAGATTTAACTTCATTCTTTCTTACGTGATTCTTAGAAATAGTTACAATGTCCTCACCAAATGCAACTTTTTCTACTTTCTTAGTTTCCTCAACGCTATTGATTACAGATCCAACGAGCTTTGTGAAGCATCCATCATAATATCCAGCACTTCTGAAAAGATCTGCCATGGATTTATCAACAATCATTCTAATCGGAATTAAGGAATCTGCCTCATATTTAGCATCTTTTCCAAATCCATCAGCTCTCTGAGCAATAGCATTCATGATTACAATGAGGTTTCCAGTAGGAACATCATTTCTTACCTCGTCGGTAATCTGTTCAATAATTCCCTCTACTTCGAACTTTGCTTCCATGATAGTATTCTCATAGTCTTTCGGCTCAACCTTATTGATGAATCTTGCAGAAATTCTGTTTGAAGATACTACATTTCCATCTTTTCCTTTGAAGTCATTTGCAGTAAATACTCCATCTGTAATAGAAATAACATCCGGAGATTCACCCTCTGCACAATGTTCGATATCTTTTAAGTTGTTCATTGCATCAACATACTGCTTGTAGAAATAACTCTCCTCAGAAGTAAAGTTTTTGTTCTCATCTTTCTTATACTTGTTAGCATAAAAGTTAATCTCATGCTCACTTCCATCTGCTGTTCTTAAAACCAAGCTTCCTCCGATTGCATCATCACCAGTTTTTGTTTTAAATTCCTCAATGTTGTTCTTTACCAGTTTTCCAGTTACAGTTACTAAATTCTTGAGTTCTTTCATTTAAAGACTTCCTCCTAAAATTAAAATATTTATATATATTGTTAATAAAACAATCTATCTTGAACACCCCATTCAGAGCGGAACACAGAAGTAAATTTATGTAAATTTCTATGATTATCAGTGATTTAGGGTATAGGAAACCCAGGGTATGCTGTGCCACCCACGAATATATTATCTATTCAGTTTTGTTTTACTGAAATTCTGAGCGAAATGCCCTCGATTAACTATGTATTACTTCTCTGGAATTGATTTGCTTAATTCGTCTAAATCATTTCTTGTTTCTGCAAACTTTTCATTCAGTGCAGCAAGCTTGTCTTTCGTATCCATATATTCTCTATCCATGCCGCTTAGATTACAGCAAAGCTCATCAATTTCATTTTTGTGATCATAGATAACCTTCATCACTTTCTGGATGGTCTGCAATGCGATAAATCCAAGAACCTGACCGTCAATAATCTCGTCCAGAAGCACAAATACTTCATCTGGAACCACCAAATATCTGATTGGAATATATGTTGGTTCGCTCTGGCCCTCATAGAAACTCTCATTTGAACCGCTATAATCATCATCATCTCTTGCTGTCAGAATCACATCGAAATACGCCGCCTCGATTCCTATTTTGATGTCCCATGAAACGTCGTTTTCAAGTGCGTTTTTGAGGTCATTGAAGATATTCATAAGTCTATATTCTCCTTATTTTCCGTATTTATATCCGTATTCTAGGATAATTTTTGCAACTACATATCCAACAATATAAACAAATGCCGCCGGAAATCCTCCAAGAAGTGCTTTTGCAACTACAATTCCAATCATCTTGCCCGTCAGTGCACCTGCATCAAATGCTACGCACACTGCCACGATTGGCTTAATCAACATCAGCCAGAAATACACATACAGGCTTGCAATGGTACTTAATCCTAAAACTCCAAAACCGATAATTGTACACGTCTTTTCTTTCACTTACATATTCTCCTTTATTTATAATTCTTAAGCATATTTTTTACTTCATCAAAGATTATTTTTTCTGGAAAGGTCATACCCAAAATGATTGTGTGCGCATTTACAAGCACAAGAAAAATTCCAATCCCTAAAGCACATAGACATCCAACCATTCTATAGGTGTATTGCGTATCATAATCGTTTCTATAATAATCATCAGGGTGTTTATCTTTACTATATTTATTCGCATCTTTCCAAAGATATAAAGCTAATACTAAACAAATAACTCCAAGTACAATCCATAAAGTTGCAAATGCAATTTTGTAGTTTACCAACTTATTCCCTAGTGTCTGCAAATACGGCATCATATTCTGGCTTGACCAGTCCACTGCAATACCGAATCTCTGGCTTAGATCGTCCAAAACTTTAATTATTTCGTCCGCCATTTATTCATTCTCCTTCTGTTATTTTGCAAGTGAAAATCTTGTAATGACTTCAAATATATTTGCACTAAAAAAACTTATTGCCAAAACAATTCCAATTAATATGCACACGCCTAAAAAGAATGTAATCCATACGCTGACATATCGTTTTTTATCACATTTAATCATTTCCATGGTTGCCCATATTGCAATACCAAGACTAATAAAACCGGCGATAACACCACCCAATCCAACTACATTCATAATTTTTCCTCTCTCAGATGAATTATTAACTTGTAGAATAATACCGGTTCACCATCTTTATCCTTATCACACGCTGAGTATGCGCTGAACTTAATATCATATTCTCTGAGCAAATCCGCAACTTTGAAGAAATTCTGACTGATATACGGATATACATGTTTGTAGAAAATAAACTCTGATATTTTAAATCCATTCTCTATATCAAACGGAAGCCAGTCTGAAATTACTTTCAAGATTCTATTCAGTTCATCATCTGCTCCATTAACATGAAACTGATTTTCTATCGTTTTTAAATTAATCATTCTCTTCGTCCTCTACTGGTTTGAAATTTTCCGCCAAACAATATCGCCATATATTATTTACATATGTTAGAAAAAGGACACCAATAAGAGAATCTTCTTTTACGTCATATACGGTATACAATTTATCCTTTTTATCTCTCACTTTAAACAATCCGTTCATCTAATCATTCTCCTTCTGTCTGTTCCAACTGATATAAAGATATGTACCACATTTGTCGAGTCGATTATCACGAACAGTACGCCATTTCCATTTATCCATTTTATCTGTACTTGACCATAATGAGATTTCTTCTTTTGTGGCACAATATTTTTCTGTTTGTATATTCACTTGATAATGAGAACGGCGTAGACATTTTAATAATTTGATATATGTCGCAAATAGATTCTTTTCAGGAATTGACAAATCAATCTTATATTTAAGAGATATTGTACCGAGTTGTTTGGCATTTCTTGTAATTTCATTCTCTATATTTTTCAATTCTGTTATAACTACTTTTTTGTCGTATTTAACATTTTGGGAAATCATATATGCTCTTGCCGCACTGATCATGCTGTCTCTTCATCTCCTTATACATGCCATTTAACTGCCGTTCCAGATTCTTTTTCTCTAATGGGTTCTTACAATGTTTAATTCTCTTTTTTAAAGAAGAAACCGTGTCTGTTGCTTTAAATTCCTGCGTGTAGGCGAAAAATTCTACACCATTGCCATCTTCCGTAAAATTTAACCAGACAGGAATATCATCAGCTCTTTTATCACATTCATTTAAATCAATAAGAAATTTACAATGTTCGATTGCATCCCATAATGATGGAAATTGCGCCTTTATACCGATAAGATAGTTCAACAGCTTGGATATTCTTTCACTCTGAATTCTCCGCCATTCTTCCTCTTTTGTCTGTTTCAGTTCTTCCGGCGACATTTTCAGATATTCTTCCGGAATTTCAAAATGGTCATTCTCTTCATACTTTGGTTGTCTAATCTGAACGCCTGTTGTATCCCAATTGTCTTCGTGAAAATTATCGTTGTGCCGTGATTCTCGTAAAATCTGATTCATCATCTTACTAGCATCTTCTTTAGCATTCATACAGCACCACCTCAATATCCAAACCATATCTCTTTGCAATATCGATCATCCATTTGGTTCCACGACTTATACCGTCCCAGAATGCAATCAGAAGACCTTTGCTTCCGTTTTCGATAGCGAACTTAGCCATCTCTACATTTCTCCGATAACCGGCTGACTTACCGTACTGTCCCAATCTGCCGGAAATTTTGATAACAGATAATTCTCTTCTTTGGCAAATTGTTCACCCAACTAATCAGTTCCTCTTGCGGTTCCACTAATAATTCGCACAGGCAACGCATTTGGATTATGTGCCGCAATTCGATCTATACATTTCTCTTTTAGCAGTTCATAATTATTGAATTCTCTGCTGCCAGCAATAATCACTCTTAGTTCCACATTTCCACCTCCAAAATTTATTTTAACGGGACTGGTGGGACTCGAACCCACGATGCAAGAGTCAAATTCTTGTGCCTTACCACTTGGCGACAGTCCTACAATAGCCGCCGTAGCAGCTATATAATCATTCTCTATTTTCTATATCCAATCTTGCTCAAAAGATCGTCCATGAACTGATAGAACATGTGCTGACTTTTCTCGTGTGCCGGATATGTGTCCAGAAAATCCAGTGAATCTCTCATATCTTTGCAACGTCTAATTTCTGCCAGTGTATCTGTATCACCCTGGAAAATCACTTCTAGCTCCGCAAAGAATTTATTTGCGCCATCCGGCTGACCTTTAAATGACTGTAATAATGTAATTTCTTTTTCAGTTAACTTTCTCATAATATGTATTCTCTCCTTCTATTTTGAAATCAGTGTGATAATTGCCGTGATATAACACGCATATCCTAAAAGCACGCCAAAAATTTCTTCGAATCTATGGTACGTTAATTTTTCATTATTGCCGTTGAACAATTCTGATTTAATTTCTTTCCAGTATGTTAACCATGTATAAATCGTTGCGGCAACCTCTGTATAGCATAAGATTTTCAGTCCAACGTTTTGAGTAGATACGCATAGATATGTACATAACCAAATATGAACTAACTGCACAAACACCATAATTACCGTCATAACCATATTCAGAGCTTCGTGATATTCCGGTGGATAAGTTCTCAACATTTTTCGATATGCTTCTTTTGCCATTCGCCCTGATTCTTGAAATTCTTTATAGTTTAATCGTTGTTTCGTGCTTTTGATTAGCAGAAACAGACGGTAAGTGAAGTAGACCAACATAATAATTTTCATACAATCATTCCCCTATCTTGCTATCGTTAAGTACCAAGTGAACAAAACCTGTGCCAGGTGTATCACCTGATCCTGAACTAAATTAATTGATTTCCTGTTGGCTTTAGCATTATCTGTGAACATATGGATTACTAGATTTGCGATAAACATACCAATATAGAATGTGCCGCCAAATAAAAAAGATTTGAAATTTGGAACCAGCATCACCATGAACGTCCAACTGAAACTATGCATAAACAGCGCCATCAGATAATCATGTTTATACAGCTCATCCGGTGCGTTCTTAATCCACCATTCTCTCTGTTTTGCCGACGCAAGCCAACCTTGCAAGTAATAATCATCTACTATGTGGCAGAAAACCATGCATAGTAGAATGAAAATCTTGTTCTCCATAATCTATTCTCCTTTAATATTTAATCCATCCATCTGTTATGCCGACCATCCATCTGATTAGTTCATCTCTATCGTTCGGCAAACGACCATCTATTACACGCTTAAGAATTTCTTCCAACCAATATCCAACCTCTCTACCAGTTTCTAGGTGCATATACCTCATCACATCGTATCCGCCAACTTTAAGATCGGCTAATGTGCAGCAAGGTTTTTCTTCCAGAATCTCATCTAATAAAGACTCGATCCTATTTAATTTTTCTAGTCTCGCCTGTAAATATTCTGGATTCTGCGCCATCATATCTGCTCTACGAAGCTGCAATAATCTCTGAAACTGTTGAACTCCTAGTTTTCGTAACCAACGCAGGATATATTTTCTGCCAATCTCAAACGTAGCATCGTGGTAATAAATCAGTTCTACGACCTTTTCTCTTGTAGTATTATCAAATCTCAGCCGTCTTAAAATATCATCTGTCATATCAGCACTTACTCTACCGTGACACTTAAAATGCCGAACACCACTCTCATCATCGTGGTAACATTTCGGTTTACCGATATCATGGAACATTGCCGCTAATAAAAGAACCTTATCATCATCGTACGGATGTTGTAGACTCTTCATAACATTCACGCTATGCTGCGCCACGTTGTAAATATGATATGGATTATTTTGCCACATAAACATATTCTTCCACTCTGGAACAAACACCTCAAATATCTTGTGATGCCACATGAGCCGTTTTGGAAATGATTTACATACAATCATCTTCATAAACTCGCCCTGAATGCGTTCACTGGAAATCTGTGATAATTTCTCTCTGATGTCGGTATATCCGATAGTCCAACCGATTGATGGATCAAGGTTGAAATCTAACTGACAAGCAAATCTGATTGCTCGTAAGATGCGCAGTGCATCCTCTAAAAATCTGTCTTCCGGATTCCCTACGCAGCGGATACGTTTATCTTCAATATCTTCCATACCACAAAACGGATCAACGAAACCGAAATCAGGATTATACGCAATGGCGTTCATGGTAAAATCCCTACGTGCTAAATCAGATACTAAATCACTGGTAAATTCAACATTATCAGGATGGCGACCATCACTATATTCTCCGTCTCGGCGGAAAGTTGTAATCTCATAGCCAACGCCGTCAATCATGACTGTGACAGTTCCATGCTGCAATCCTGTTGGAATCACTTGATAGCCTTTCTCTTCGAAGATTCTCTGTATATCTACCGCCAGAACAGGAGTGCAAATATCCCAATCGTGAACAGGTCGTCCGATGATCGTATCTCTAACACAGCCGCCGACCACATAAGCTTCTGCACCATATTCATGAATCATATCGAATATTTTTAATACTGCTGCCGGTAAATCAATTTTCTCAATACTCACCTATATGTTCTCCTCTAATCAATCCAGATTTCTGGTACATCTACGAACTTTGCTAGGAGTCCTCTGTGATAGAATATTTTATCGCTCTCTGTAATTTCCTCATTCTGCAATTTTCTTAATACAAACGGCAATACATAATTGTCCAGATGTTTGAGTTCAAATTTATATTCTCCTCGACCATTCTGAATGATTTTCTTTGCGTAACCATCTGTTCCACCAATTTTTACAAGCTTAAAAAGTTCTATTCTAAATGACACATCCATTGCTAGAAGTAATAAGCGATCAATATACTGACTTCTTCTATAAAGTGTTGGGATATGCGACTCATCGCTTACATCAAACACGATTTCATCATTGGAGAAAAAGACAATTTTGCTTGGACTAATAGAATTACTGAGTAAATCGATAACCTGATCCATTAGATATTTTTCGTATGTACCCTGTCGTCTTGGATTGCAATTTCCTAGAATAACCTGCCGAATATATTTACTGTGGATAATATGGCTGCTATCTGCGAATAAGGAAATAAAATCTTCCCAAGTTGATGCACCATTAAAAATACTCTTGTCTATCCGATCAGCATAATAAGATAGCGATGAAAAATTAGCCTGTCTCATATCTACACTAATAAACATCTTTCCATCGTTTCCAGGATGATAAATTTCACCAGATGGCAAACCCGTATGCTTAATAACGTATTTGTTCATATCATCTTCGTTAAAAAATTTAAATGCTTCTGAATTTTTGATGGCAGCCATAGCAGCTTCTTTAACTGAGTTATATTTTTCGAAATAGTCCTGTTCACAATTGTATTTCTTTAAATCTTCGGTAAATCTATTCCATTTATCTAAGTTCCATAGAGCCTATCGTACAATTTGAGACGATCTGAAAAATATGGTTCCTCAAAGATTCCGATTGGTATTTTACAATCCTTACAGAATCTTTCTCTCGTTCTCGTCGAAATATCCATCAAACCTCTCCTCTCACAATCTTTTCATTTATGTATGCTTTAAACTCAGAAATTCTCTTCTTATCTGGAATATCCGGTAATGAGGTATTCTCTTTCGCATATTCAAATCTTCTCTCATAATCATGAAGAATCTCATAAAATTCCGGTGTTGGTTGAGAATTTTCATCTAAGAATCCATCATCTCTGATACGCATGAGTAAATCATGTTCATCTGCCATATATGTAATGATTTCTTCTTTTTCCAGAATATTAATGCCCATGATATATAACCGAATCAGATGCGCCATGTGTTTAGCAATCTTTTCATGAACCATAGCATGTTTATTCCGTTTACCGACTTTATCATAGCTGCTTACAATGGACTTCATTTCGTTCCAAAGGCCAGCCCAGTCTCTAAGAGGATAATGTTTTAAATCGGCATCAATGAAAATTTCGCTGTCGTATCCTTCGTGTTCACTTTTATCAATATATAAATGAATCTCATTGTCGGTATATGGATAATACCTATTCTTGAAATCGTAGTAAGCATTATCAATCGTTTTCAGAATATGTTTCTCATTGTCGGACTGGCTAACCAAACGTGCAGCCTTGTTTTCGAGGCGGTGAAGTTGGCTATGGGCATAATTTCCAAATGTATTAATACAAATTTTTGAAAGAAACATCTTTCTATTGGAAATCAGTTCTTTGCCGATATCTGACAGATACAGATAATCGTCTGGCCGACAGCCTAAAATTTCCAATACGTTCGGATTATTGGACGATAATAGCTTAATCATTTTGTTGAAAGAATAAACGGTTGTATCTGTATTTTCTTCCGCAACCTGCTCAAAGTCACTTCCTAATAAGATTTCCTGTTTGCTATTCAGCGCAATACCACGCGCATCAACATCTGAAATTCCTGGTTTAGCCATTCCATAAGCATAACTGCCACCTAAAGTTAATAGGATGCTATTCTTTCATAAATGTTCATTTGTTCGCAGAAAGTCATACTGTTCAGTATTTAATAAAGTTTTGAAATCCACGATTTATATTCTCCTCTCATATTTTTTTGAAAATACTACTCGTGGTTGTGACACCACGAATAGCCGTATTATCAAAAATTGTTTTAAAATTTAATGTTTATTTCTCTTTTTTATTTCTTCTGCCAATCGCAAATCCAACTACAAATGCCAGACCTACGACAACTAAGAACGCTCCAATATTCAGTACAATCATTTCTTTCTTGCCGCCTTTAACTGATCTATTTTTCTCTGAACTTCATCGTCTTTCATTTGCTTATCCAGACGCTGTTGCTGAACACTAGCCGAACTTTCATAAGCAATACGAACGCCATCCGCATCCTGTTTAGCTTTCTTAACACCATCACGCACTTTATCAAGCATTTTATCTTTCTCTGATGTAGAACATCCAGACGCAGCCTTTAAAGACTGGACTGTTTGAGCCACTTCCAATGTCATCACAGAAGTTTCTTTCTCCGCAATCAGTTCTTCAATGTGTTCATCATACTGGTCTAACATTTCTTTTAACTGTGCTTCACTATTCTTCAAATCCACAAGACCTTGTTTTAATGTTTCGATTTTATCTGTATTGACGGACTGCTGAGTAAGAAACTGTTTTGCACCATTGTCGTCGCCCTTATCTAAACAAGCATTAATATTCATATCTAACTTCATATTCTCTTTTTTCAGAGACATAATCTGGTCTTCGTATGATTTAATCTGCCCGACAATCTTTGTATATCTTCCATAATCAGTTGCTTTATCTTGTTTCAATTTGTCAATCGAAGCGTTGTAATAAGCTGTTGCGCCCTCTGGTGTGGAAGCGTCCTTAGACGCAACCTCATCAGCAGTACCGGCAGCACGAATTCTTATTCTTTTTCCAGCGGTAGTGAAAAACAGAAATCCAACAACACATGCAATAATGAGAATCAATAATAAGATTTTCATAAATTAATCCCTTCCCTCGTCAATATCAAGGCCAAAATTCTTAAATAACTCTGTCATACCACCCATATATCCAGATCCGATAGCCTGGAATTTGAATCCTCCATTATACTTATATAAACGACCGATTTCCACGGCGTTCAGTTTTTCAAAATTCTCTTCTTCGGATAAATCATATCTATATTTGGTTCCATCTGGATTGTCGTAGTCACAAATCATCATTCTAGCGTTGCTGACCATACCAAAATTCTGTAAACGCTGCACAGCTCTAAAAATGGTTAAACAGATGGTAAAATCACTCCTATCTGTCGGGAATTGATCTGCGTGAATAATAAAATACTCATCAAAATGCTCCCCATTAAATGTGATTCCCTGATTATCATCGCCAGTTAAATTATCACCAGAAAACTCTACCCATGGATAATTACTACCGGTGCCGTATGTATTGTAGTTAACAATATCGGTTGGATATGTCACCTTATGATCTGAATTTGTTAACATTCCATGAATATCAAAATCAATATCTGCCTGTCCAGCGTATCTATTCTGATCCCAATTTGCACCAATAAAGAAAGTCTTGATGGCTGTTCCATCCTCTTTTGTCATACTGATTTTCTGATTTTTGCTCATATTAATTACGTTTGCCATTGTCTAATTCTCCTTTTCACCTATTCTTATTTATCGTTCAGCCAATCTTTATACTGGCGAAGGATTTCTGTATACAGTTCCTCATCAGTCATTTTATTCATATCTTTTACAGCGGTGAATCCAGTATTGTCATGAATTCTTCCTTCAAGATTATCAAGTTCTCTTAAGTATCTGAAATTTTCATCGCCAATGCCAATGAACTGTACGAACATGTTGTATTTGGATAATTCTCTGATAATCCCGTTTGTTGCTTCTGTATCCCAGTTTTCTCCATCTGTAATAAAGATGATAAACGCCGGAACTTCGCTTGGTTCAATATCTTTGTAATGAGTAATCATATTTCTTAACACAGGTGCATAGTTTGTGCCACCCATATCCATCTTTGCCTTACGCATAACCTTTTTTACATAGGTTTCGTAATTGGATTCTGTTACAGCTTTCAGCCTCTCTTGATCATTGGAAAATAACCAAGACTCTAATTCTCCGTTATCATCGAATCTCAGAGCAATGGGTAGAAGTCTTGTAATTACGTCCTGAACTGAACCATTATCGTACAGATTGCTCATACTGCCAGAATAATCCATTGCCAGCGCCACTCTTGCAGTATGTTTGGTCATATCAATTTTTGCACCCTTGGACATATCAATTAAAACCTTGTTTAAGTTTTCTTTGGATTTAGACATGTCAATCGCAACCGTTTTGGGAGCAGAAGAAACCGGAGTTCCCTCTGCCACATGCGATGCGAAAGTGTTTGCACTATCATCTTTACTTCCAAATAATTTGCTTAAAAATCCCATTCATTCTTCCTCCTACTTTCTGACTTTCTCTACTACTTTTCTGACCAGATCCACTGGAATAACCATAAATGCCAGGACAATTACGGCAATCCAATGATTCAAATCTAAAGCGGTTACTTTTACTAAATTCTCTGCAAAGTTGCAAAGTAAAATAGTTCCTACAAAAATTCCAGCTGCAATGTAAACAAACATCTTATTCTTTGCAAGACCATTGAATAGATTGATATGCTCAGTTCTAATACTGAAACCGTTAAATACAGCCATGAAGCACAGTAATGCAAATCTTGCAGTCATAGCTTCAGTCTCAGTCGCAAACATTCTTGCGATCGGGCTTAAAGTGATAATTCCATACATAGCAACGAATGTAGCGGTACTCAATGTAATTCTCTTTTTTGCTCCGCGAATAAACAAACCAGAACCTTTCTTAATTGGCTTCTCCGTCATGTACTCGTCTTTCGGCGGCTCACCACCAAATGATAATGAATTAAGGGAGTCCATAATGATATTGACAATTAGAATTTGTACAGAAGCTAATAACGCTGCACCTGCCGCAAACATTGGATAAATCACGCTGAGAATAAGAAGTGAAATATTGATTGGAAGCTGGAACTCTAAGAACATCATAATATTGTGCATGAAAGTTCTTCCAAGTTCTACAGCCTTAACAACGCTCGCAAAGTTATCATCGGTAAGGATAATATCAGAAGCTTCTTTTGCAACATCGGAACCACTCTGCATTCCAAAGCCAACGTCAGCTCTCTTTAATGCCGGTGAATCATTTACGCCATCGCCAGTCATAGCAACAGATCTTCCGATTTCCTGGGCCAGAGTTATTAGTCTCAATTTGGTATTTGGTGAACATCTGGAAATTACTCTCAGAGATGGAATAACTTCTTTTACTTCATCATCAGACATCGCCTCGAACTCATCGTTGGTTAGTGCTACATCACCATCTTTGTAGATTCCACATTCAGCGGCTACAGCTTTTGCGGTTTCAATGCAGTCTCCGGTGATTTCAATCACCTGAATACCTGCTTCATGAGCAACCTTCACTGCGTTTGGAACCTCGTCTCTTACAGGATCGACAACGCCAATGATTCCAAGAAATGTCATATCGTCTGGAAGTTTATTCTCTTCTAAGTCGTGATCGGCAACAGTTAAAGCGATACATCTCATCGATTTCTCAGTCATGGATTTGATCTTTTCATAAAGAGCTGTCTTGTCGTTAAATTTACATACGGTTTCCATGTTTAAGAAATCTGTACAATGCTCAATTAACTTCTCTGCTGCGCCTTTGTAATATGTAATGCCGTCATTACATGTAAAAGCAGAATATTTATTCTCACTATTAAACACCTGTTTAAGTTTTGCCGGAAACTTCTCACAAACTTCTGTGTATTTTTCGACATCCACAAGGCTTAATACCGCTCTGTCAATGGAATTTCCACCAGTGATATTATTCTCTGAATCAAAAGTTGCACTGTTGTTCAGACAAATATTCGCTTCGATGTTAGACCATAATAATGAAGCTTTATCTACCTCGTTGCCCTCTGCATCAATAATAACTTTTGGTGTCATTACGCCGGTCGTAAGGGTTCCTGTTTTATCTGTACAAATCAGATCAACGTATGCAAGTTCTGGGATCTTACCAGGATTCTTCGCTAGAATATTAAATGCTTCCATGATTTTTACATTCTGCTTTGTTACCAGTTTTACGATAAGTGGTAGTCCCTCTGGAACGGCTGCTACGATGATTGTTAACGCAACTGAAACATTCTGAGCAAATTTCTGTACGATACCTAACATACCACCATCAAAATATTCTCTAAAACCAACACTTGCAATTCCTGTGATGGTCAACACAGCAAATGCAATAACTGCTGCAATGGTTCCCCATTTAGAAATGAAGTCACACAGGTTGTCCAGCGCAATATCAAGTGCAGTTTTCGGAGCTTCAAGAGTCTGCATTTTTACAAGGGTATCACCGTTTACGGTATTAATGCCGACATCAGTTACAATCATCTTGCCCTCGCCAGACATTACCGTTGTTCCAGAAAACAAGCAGTTCTGATTAGTATAAGCGGATGTAGAAGTGGTTTTTACATGCTGATAATCAGGAACCGGAGTCTTCACACACTCTTTAGTTTCTCCGTTGATGGCTGCATTGTTCACAGAAATCTTTCCTTCAACCAGATAACCATCTGCAAAAATTTCCTGTCCCATGCCGACACAAACCAGATCACCAACAACTAAATCTTCTCTATTGATGGTCTGTACTTTACCGTCACGGATAACATCGCAATACCTAACTGCCGTTTTTGCTTTGAGTTCTAATGTTGATTTCTGAATTCCGAGATTCATCTTAATTCCAAGACTCGTGCAAATACCAACCACAACAGCAATCATGAATGGCTCGCTGAATTCTAAAACGCCTAATACTGCTAGAACGACCTGTATTGCCGCTAAAATTAACAGCAGAGAAATTGTTCTATCTCCAATAGTTGCTTCTTTCGCAAATTCCCACCACTTTTTAATCGGCGGCTCTGGTAGCTTGTTACTACCGTGAAGTTCTCTGCTTTTGAGTACATCATTACTACTCAATCCATTCATTCTCTTCTCTCCTTTGTTCTCTTTGTTTTAAAACATCTATAACAAGAATGATCAAAAAATATAATGACCACTCGTGTCATCTTTTAATTCTCTTCTTCTTTAAAATACTTCCACATACATTTGCTTCTGTATTTTTGCACTAACGATTTTTGAATCAATACTTTATCATACGAATCCAATCGATCATATATTTCTTGGATGTGATGACCAGGGTTTTCAATGAAATCTCTATATTTTGTATCGCCCTCAAGTTCTTTGATATAATCAAAAGCTGATTCTTGCGTGTCAAACGCCCAATTCATCGTATTGCCCTGTTCATCCTTGACAAAAATCCAATCGTTATAGCAATGTGTCTCAGGATTTCTTCCATATTCAATCTTATACATTTTTCTCCTTTTGAAACCGAAATTTGAAGCCTTTTTATTTACTATATATTGTGTATTTTAATAGCATAAACACTATATACAGTATGTTCTTCAAGTCAAATTCCACCAAAAATACTATACGACATGATTTTAATGAATCTGATCAGGCCAAGTATGTTCGTTCAACCACATCCAAGATAAATTGCCCATTGAATTATCATTCATCATGTTATCCAACATCTGCATTGTGATGTACGGATTTTCCTTAGTAAGAACTTCGGCTAATAATGGTTTGGTTCTCATGATATCATCAGTGTCACAATAAACACCGTGATACTTTTTACATTCTTCTTCGATTTCATTGATGAATTCTTCATAATGTTCTCTCTGGAATGCGATGAATTTCTCATCATTGCCACGCTGTTTCATTCTTTCAAGCATTTCATCTTTCATGTCCATAGATGGATATACCATGTAATACAGAATCTTATTATCTCGAAGTGCTTGACGAACTTCTTTGTGGCTGCTTACGAAAATAATATCAACTCTTCCAATATTCTCTTTGATATGAGCAATATAATCCTGAATAAAGTTTGGATTCCGCTTGTCTGTTTTTACACCATTCTCATAGATCCAACTGAATTTACTGCTATCA